CATTAAGGTCTGCGTACTTCATTGCAGGACCAACTGGGCCAGTAGGTCCATCTACACCGATAGGGCCAATTGGGCCATTCTTTAAATCATTTAACTGATCTGCTGTGAAGTATTCATATAGAAAGCTTGCGCCTGGTGCACCATCTCTACCGTCTATACCATTGTTTCCTGCAACACCTGGGGGTCCACCATAGAAACTTTGCCCTGGAGGTCCCGGATCTCCATCTTTACCGTTGGTGCCTGGAGGTCCCTCTCCGCCTGTTGGGCCTGGAGGTCCGCCTGGGGTACCAGCGTCACCTTGAGGACCTGTAATTTCAGCTATTTGACTATCAGTTAATGTATCAAAGTTTAAACCGCCTGGGCCAATAGGTCCTCTTAAGCTTTCTAATTCGGCTGGCGTAAAGTCTTCAAAGTTAAATCTTAGATCTTCAACTTCTTGTGCTGAAAAATCAGAGAACTTCATACCAGGTACGCCCGGGGCACCTGGAGGTCCTTGTAAATTATATAGTTGGTAGTCCGTAAAATCGGTGTACACAAAGTTCTTACCATTACTGCCATTTTCACCTGGAGTACCTTGTTGTCCATCTGCACCCGGCTGACCAGTACTTAATGCGACTAGCTGTGCTTCTGAAAAATCTTCGTACACAAATGCTGGGCCTAGTTCTCCCTGAGGGCCATAAGGTCCTATTGGTCCCTGTAGCGATGCTAAATTATCAGGGTCAATCGTACCACTTAGATTAGACAAATCTTGCTTAAGCATACCTATGCCTGCAATATCAGCTTGTGTTTGGTCAGCTGTAGCACCAGTTTCTATTGCATCAAGCTTAAGCTTATCATCTGCTGACATGAAACCAATTTTGGCTTCTGTAGCTACACGTACGTTACCTGCTGCATTTATTAGATCAGCTAGTTTTCTTCCATTACTGCTCATAAGTTAAAATCCTGTATTAGTTGTAACCTAAACGTTGATAAAGCATCTGAGATTTGTTTTTCAACATCTAGCTTAGTATACACATTAGCTATCTCAAAAGCTTTTACACCCACTACATCTATCTCAGTGCCCTCAACTAGACCTTCAGTAAACACAATAGAAACATTATCAATAGCTGTAAAATCTACGCCGTTCTTTAGTTTGATACCATTGGCGAATACATCAATGTACCCAGCATTATAATTAAAGTTAATAATTGTCTGCTCCGCACCAGCTTCAAAGCTATATCTAAACTGATATCCTTCCGGTAATGGATCTTTACCGATATATGTAGCCACTAGTCAGATTCCATAATAGATATGTGTACATCTAGTTGATTAATATCAGAACCTTTAACTCGCATAATGTCGCCTGCTTGCATCACCATCTTACCCTCTAAGAATGATAAGGCTGTACTTGGTGGTATTGGAGTGTCTACTCCGATAACATTAATATCAGACGCACCATCATTGATGATCACTTGAACATTAGCACTAATGGGGGTTAAGTTAGATATTACAGTTCCGATAACTACTGTTGTGATGCCCGCCGGTACTGTATACACATCGACAAGTGAGTTACTTATATTTTTTGATGTTACTCTTTTAAATGTATTAGCCATGTGTTCTCCTAACTAAGTGCGATCACCATCGCAATAGCATTATTTGCAGCATCAGTGGGGCTCACAGCACCTAGGTTAGACCTGGCTGTAGTCGTATCAGTTAACTCACTTAAGTTATTACTGACTTCCAACTTTTCTGCATTGATATTTTCAAAGTTAGCATCTAACTCAGCATTAGTTAGAGGTGCCCCTTTAGAGTTCCTAGTTACGATTACAGACATTAGTCTACCTCAAGTTAAAGTGAAGATAACGTAATAGTCCACGTAATAATCATGGAGTCATCTGCGGCCTTGTTAACTACCGGGAACGACGTGCGTGACAACATAGTGCCTGCCTCTTCCTGTGCAAATATACCCGCTTCAGCAATAATACCTGTACCTACACCAGCACCAAATGCACAAGTATATGTAATTTGGTTGCTATCTGGTCCAACAATTTCTGATGATGTAAGCGCTTGCCTGACACTTGAAGCAGCACCTAAGGCTATATCCCCTGCTTGCGCTGGTACCACATCACTACCAACGCCCATGAAGGACATTACACCTGAGTCACTCGATACCATACGATCAATAATATAAGAAACACCTGAAGCTACCACGAGGTTAGTTTCTTTGCGATCCTCTTTAACCTTACCATTTTTATCTGTAAGTACAATACGTAGCTCACCTTTAATTCCTAATTGTTCATTTATCATATTAAATTCCTTTATTTAAAATCTTACAGAAGCACCAACGTAATCCTCTGCTAAATAATCAGGGTTACAATAACTCTGATTTGTTATTAAGCCTGCGCTGGTGATTGCGGGCTGGTCTAAAAATACTTTGTAGGTGTTCATTTGGTAATAGTCACGAGTCATCATGAACTCAAGGATCGGAGCTTTCACTATTTCAATTTCAACTGGTCCTGAACTCACACTTGTGTACTCTGGAAATAACGTACGCCTAAACGTAGTAGCTGCAATAACCTTATCAGTTATAGGCACTACGCTGTTTATGACCTTAGTTACGTGTATGGTTTGTTCGTCTAACGTAGAAGCAGCGCCATCTAAGTCATCGGTAATTACTGCAGTGTCCTGTAGTCTCTTATACAACGACATACTGTCAACACCATCTGTTAATTCTAGGGATTCCCCAAAAACCTTAATCGGTGTTAAACTGTACTGATCAGTTGTAGATGATGCATCACTTAGCAGTTTGTGGGTATTTCGTTGTACAGCCTCAGTAACCTGGGCAATATCAGACAGTGGTTTGTTTATATCTAACTCTGAAAACTCGGTTACTGCTATGTCATCTACTAGAAGTTTAGACGTAGCGAAAAACTGTACGTCATCTAATGTAACTGTGTTTCTCAGTCTCTTGTTATCACTATCAGATACAACTGCAAAATCAGTCAGTGCGTATTTTCTGTAGTACGTATGTGCCGCCGGCACTCTACTAGCTGTAGAAGCCTGTAATTGTACTAAACTAATTGTAGCCCTGATAGCCACGGTTAGAAGCCTGCTCTAACCTTAAACTTTAGCTTATCGAATAGGGTTTGCTTGCGCCCATCAAAATCTTCTAATTCTATTTCACCTTCATAGGTGCCTGCGGAGACGTCTAAAGTTGTATCTCCCCATTGCATGACACACTTACCATCTTCAAAAGGCGCGTATTTGGAGCACGTCATAGTATCTAGGATAGTGTCGCTGCCTAGAGTTCTAAAATGAACTCTTATAGTTTCATTAGTTAGATCAATAGGGCTCCACGTTTCAGGGTTGTCTTCATCTAAGGTAACGCCCGTAGGTGAATTGTTAGAATCGCGCAATGTGAAATTTAATTCAGGTTTATCATCCCCTGCAACGAGGTTGATTGTATCGTAATAAGCCATTATTTAACTCCTCCTGGAGGTTGTTCTCAGCATTTGGCATGCAATAAATTTATCTTTAGTATAACAGCGTTGTCTCAGACAAACCCGCTATCTATTAATTTAATATTAGTATCAAGATTGTCCGGGTTACGTAAACCTAACAGATTGATTTGCTTACAACTCTCATTGAATCTTAAGTAATAAGTGTTGTTCTGGTCTTTCATATCACCACTAATTGTAGCGTGTGATTTGTACGCTACATAGTTGATTAGTGCCTCTGTGTATATCTGAGGTAAACCTACATTACTGGTAATCTTTCTAGCTAATTCGGGTGCAGCTGCATAGGTAAGTATCATATCTTTCCTACCATCTTCGTCAGTGCCTTTGATAGTTACTTTAGTGGGGTCTTTAAACAATACAGATACATTTACATCTATACCATTTACGAAATTAGTTCTTTCGTTATTGATAGTGACTTCATCCCCATCTTTAAAAGTACAACTGATAGCATGTAGGAAGTTATCATCTAGACTGAACTCCTCGCCATTAAGTGCAAAGTCTAATTCCATATCTACCTGTCGGATATTAAACTTCTTATGCAGCTCAATGTTAGCTAAGTTAATGAATGTACGAATCTTATCCCTGTTTTTTAGTTGTACAGCAGTAGGTTCATCAGTAGCACCTAATGTCATGTCTCCCACATCAGATGTAGCTAACTGGCTAATCTCACCATTGACTAAGAATTCTATATATTCGTAAACTTTCAAGAGGTTTCCCCAAAAATAAATACTGTGTATTTATCATACCACTTTTTACTATACGAAGTAAGAACTTTCTCCTACATCTTCAGGATCATCATCCCATAACATACTTCCATCTGAGCTTTCTGTATCAGAAGATACCTCACTAGGTTTCCATGCCTTAAACTCTCCCAACATAGAAATATTATCTATCTGATCATCATGTTTAGACTTAAACCCTTTAGGAGTGGCTAGGTGTAGCTCATTCAACATCTCGGATAGCTCTGCAGAGTCTCTAAGCTCCTCAGGAAACCATATCTTTCCTGATTTAAATAGTGGTACTGCCATTTGCTGGAATCGGCTCATCTTGTCCTTATTTGGACGTATACCAGGACTAGTCTTCCCGCGGCCTGAAGCTAAGGTGAAGTAAATATTACGATTCATCATCTCATTCTGAATCCATGAAATAAAGCCCCCCTGCTGCCCCGTCACCTCAACGCCTACTTCTTGTGGGTTGTATTTCTGACATAATCTAAATAATTCATTGATAGATTCATCCATTAAAGCATGTTTACAAAAACCATCTACCCATAACCAATCCCCGTTATTATTGTAAGCCCAAACGTTAATAGTACTAAAGTCTGCGGATTCCTTCGCACTAGTTGCAAAGTCAGTGGTAATGTAGAAGTTAAACGCTCCAGGGTTAGATTTAACGTTTGCATGTTTATACCAGGTAAAATCACCATCTTTGATTAGGCGTTCTTCGTCAGACATAATACGAAGCATAAGCTCTTGATTAAAACCGTCTAACTTGCCAGTTTTAATGGCCTTCTCATATTGGGCGCTAACATATCTATAGTCGAATCTATCACCCCAAGCACCTTTAAACTCCTCTTTAGAACATGGAAACTTCTCACATACAGGGTAAACATTGACATGCCAGGCACCAGATTCCACTGCCTTGTATAAAGGATCTTTAGCATTGAAGGGGGTTCCTGACCATATAGTCTTCTTTTTAGTTGGGTGTAATGCATAATCTACAGCTTTATAGACTGTATCCTCGATAGAGGCAATTACTGTGGGTGATCTAGCGTCATCATCACTGATCAAGTCATCTAGCACTGCCAGGGTAGGACGTTGCCCCATTTCTTTCGCTCCACGAACACCAGTTTTAGCGCCATACATCTTAACAATAAATTGTTTTCCAGAAGCATTCTCAAATTCCATTCTAGAATCAGTGAATCTAATCCTAGGTATGTACTTCATTAGGAAGTCAGAGTTATGATAACGATACTCAACGTTTTTACGCATATTTTTAACACCATTCTCCATGGAGTCAGATACGTAGATCGCCAAGTTTACTCTACCAAATCCAGGGATTGAGCCGTAAGTAGCTATATATAGGAACAAATACTCACCCAGTACTGTAGTCTTAGCTAAACCTCGTGAACACATATTGGCAATGTTTTCTTTCATGCCTCCTACGTTATCTAGCATTTTGTAGTGTATTACAGGTGATTTGTGTTCCTCACCATCTTCTCCATTAACTAACTTGATAAAGCTAATGAATTCTAGTGCAAACTCTGTAGGTGTGTAGGTGGGGTCCTCTGCGTAATTTATACTATTTAACCAATCATCTACATCTTTTTTAACTAATCCCAATGTGATTCCTCCCTGTCATTTCGTAGAAAGCTGTCCCCGGAGTTTGCATCTGATTCCGCCTCAACTATCAGATAGCTAACTTCCATTGATATTTGTTCAAATGTATTTCTTTCAGGCTGGTCACTAACCTCGTGCATACCACTTTGTGCCAACTTTTTAATGGCTCGTAATTTAGTTAGACAATCACTCATGCAATGTATCATTTATCATCCCCATATTTATCTATAAGTCTAAGAATAGCCCCGCCCAATATCAACGAAAGTAGCAAGATAAGATGGTCTATTTCCATTTAGTAGCTTTAATGTGATCGGAAAATATACTATAAAGCACACCTACCCCAAACAATATTCCAACTAGTATTAGCGCTATTATTATTTCTCCCACCGCACTTCTTCATATTCTGTTTCTATAGCTGTATTTTTTCTAGCAATAATATCTGAGTGTGCCATAGCCTCAGCAGTAACAGCTCCACTCTGAATTAGTTTCAGTTGTTGTTGAGCTAATGCTCTAGTAGTGTCTCTCAGCTCTTCGATAGAGTCTGATGAATAATTGACAGCTACTTCAATTTTAGCTGTTTCTGGGGCTTTTAATTGCATAATCAAGCACTCAGCTGCCTTCTGCCTAACCGTCTCTGATTTGGCACTCCTCATGAGCTCAGCCTGTGTATTGATGGCTTCCTGATGTACATCCATATTAAGAATATGCACAGGCACTAATGTACGCTCTAGGATCTTATGAACTAAATCAGTTTTATTGAATGCTGTGGCAAAGCTTGATATGTTCTTAGATGGTGTGCCTTTATCTATTTGTCTCTGGTATCTTTCAGGAAAGACCTTAGCGTACGCCATAAGATTAGTAGAACCCAATAGTTTGAAACTAACGAACTTCACTGCATCTACGTAACTCGTCATTTTGTACTTGCCAGTCTGGATAACATCAGCAAAACCTAATAGATTATCTTTATAGATTTGTCTGAAATCTTCATCAGGCTCAGAGTTGATCATTGTGATCATGTCTTCAGGCAAGCGTC